AGACCTTCGCCCGAGCCGATGGTGCCGGGCAGCGCGTTTTGCAGCGTGGTGATGATCGTGGAGCCGACGATCTGCGGATAGCGCTCCACGGGGTCAGGGAAGCGCCGCGCACGCGGTGCCCGCGGGTCGGTGTCCAGGTCGACGACCTCCCCGGGGCCGCGGGAGTCGAAGTAGCGCTCCACGGCCTGGCCCATGAGCACGTAGCCGGTCACGAGCGGCGAGATGTAGTCCCCGACCGCGACCGTGTGCGTGGGCGCTGCGGCGAGGACGACATCATAGAAGCCGACCCCCGCGGCCGTGATCGATGTGACCGTGAGCTTTTCCCACCTGGAGAGCTCGCGCGCCCAGATCATGATCTTCGGCGTGCCCGAGGAAGGAAGCTCCGCGTCGGTTTCGATGGTCCACTCCGTCTGCGAAGAGACCGCGGACACGGTGGCGGGCGCCGCCTCGTACGTGGGAAACGGGCGCGTGTCCGCCCATCCGAGACCGCGCCCACGAGGGAGCGAGAGGCCGATCGACATGTTCGAGTAGACCGGCGTCGGGGTGACGACGAAGGAGACGATGCGCTCGGGCTTCACGGGCGAGCCGGGAGGCGTGAGGTAAGCGCGAACGATCGCGACGGTGCCCGCGCTGGCGATGCGAGCGAGCGGCCCTTTCGGCGTCGCTTCGGTCTGTCGTCCGCGCTTCTGCGTGACGCACACGACGTCCGTCCCCGCGTACTTGGCGCACGGATAGATGAAGGCGTCCTCGACGGCGACGGATGCCTCGCGCGCCCATCGCCGGTTGTGGGCGTTGTTCCCGGACGCTGGCGGATGCGAGATGTCCGCCTCGATCCGGCTCGCGAGATCCGCGTCGGTCTCGTCGCCGATCCCGCCGGAGCCGTCGACCGTGACCGTGAACTCTTGCACCGCGGAGAGCGGCTGGTTCCCGGCCCATCGCAGCTTCGTTCCCGCCTCCAGGTTCGTCCGTTCGCCCGTGTCGATCCCAACGAGCGTGAGCGTGGCGATACCACTCGGAGGCGTCACCGCGTCGAGGAGGACCTGGAACTTCAGACCCGCGTTGTTGGTCGCGAAGGCAGCGGTCGGATCCGGGATCGTCGTCGAGCCGAAGAACGTGCTCCCCGCTCCCGCCTCCGCTTCGCAGATGAGCGTTGCTCCTACGGCCTTCAGCGGTGCGACTCCGCGGAGCGGCGCGTGGAGCCCGCGGAGCGTGCCCGTCGTCGAGCGCGATGGCGCGATCTGATCGGCGAGCGCTGCGGCCTTCGCGTGGACGGCGAGGAGGGAGATGTCCACCGCGTCGAACTCAGACCACCAACGGCTCAGTTCCTGCGTCGCGAGCGCGACCTTCGCCTCGGTGACGTAATCGCCCGTTTCGGGATCGATGAGCTGTCGGAGTCCAACGCGAAAGGTCTCGAGCATCGCCTCGCGTTCGGATCCGCGGTCGGGCACGTCGAAGAATCTGGCCGCCATGTCACACGCCTCCGCGCAGGGTGATGGCTCGCTCGGTGAGCGTGTTGGTACATTGGATTTCCAGCGCGGCCGTCGCTGTCGTGGAGCCGACAGTGGCGCCCTTCACAGTGACGTTTTCGACCTGCTGCGTGTCTTCGAACTTCCGCATCACGCGCTTCCCTTCGTCTTGGATCTGGATCGGCGCGCCATCGGTCGCCTTGCGGATCTTGTGCAGCCGGTGCCCGCCAGTGCCGAGCGCGACCCCCGTCCCCTCGCGCACCGTGAACTGCCACTGGATCGCGGCGCTCGTCGGGTCGTTCCCTTCGGTGAGCGAGGAGAGATCGCCGGTCGTCGGATCGATCTGATCCGCGAGGATGAGCGGAGGGCGCTGGAGGGCGCCGACGACGGGGGGGGTGAACGAGGAGAGCGGGCTGCCTGCGGGAGGGATGAACGGCACGCGGGAGAGAGTAGCGCGATCAGGTGAGCAGCTTCGGCGTGTATCGCAAGCGGGCCTCCACGAGACCGATCCCGTCCGTCGTGTGCGTGGGCGGGGTGAGGCGGATCGTCACGCGACGAGAGCTTGCGGGGATGTCCCCAGCGGCGATCGTGGCGCTGATCGTGTGGACGGTGGCGCTCTTCGTGCCGCTGTCGTCCGCGCTGTCCGTCACCTCGGCGCCGCCGTTCCACGATGTCGCGATGCCCATCGTCGCGGCGTCTGTGGAGCCGCTGTACACGTCGAGCTCCAACACGGCTGCCGCGGTGTCGTCGAGGTCGGGAGGAACGGAGACGTGCAGCCCGATCGGGTCGCTGTTCGAAGCGGCCCAGAAGATCTCCCAGGAGTTGTTTGCGTCGCCGCGCAGGATCGGGGTTGTGTCGCTCGCGAGGATGCCGCCGTTTGCGGCGATGTTCCCCACGTCTCCGGTCGCGTTCACTTCGCGCCAGTCTCCGAGCCTGATCGAGGCACAGCGAGACGTGCTCAGCCGGTCCGCGTAGATCTCGTCGAGGGCCGCGTCCACGTCGGTCGCCGCCGTCTTGCTGCCGCCGTCCTGGTACCCGATGACGTTCGCGCCGAGGTTCGCGGCCGTGCTCCGCAGCGCCGCGGAGAGCGCCCCGAGCGGGACGACGACGAGCTTCGTGGTGGCGACGGCGATCGCGACGGGGGCCGCGGCTGGCGCTGTGGGAGCCGTCGCGGTGATCGCGCCCGCGGTCGTCGAGAGGTAGTAGACGGCGCCCGCCGTGAGCCCAGAGAGACCCGTCACGAGGCCAGCGACTCGCACCGTGCAGCTCGTGCTCGACTGTTTCGAGACGATGACGCCCACGGCCGGATAGGTCCCGGATCCGTCTGCGTCCGCCTTCGTGACGGTGTTCGCCGAGGAGATGTACATCCAGTCACCGACCGCATCGCCGGAGAGGCAGGTCATGCCGGACACGTCGGCCGCGAGACCGGAGATGCTCGACTCGATCGAATCGAGACGCCCGAGCAGGTACGAGGCCGCGAGCGAGGGGAAGGCGCGGAGTTTTGCCGTGAGGTCCGAGAGCGTCATGAGCGGGAAGGTATCACGCGCCCGGCTCGCCGCGCATCCCGGGGGCTCGGGTCGTCGGCGCTTCCGGGGACCCTCCTACGAGAAAGGGGGCGAGCGCGGCGGTGAGGTCCGCGATCTGCTGCGGGGTGATCGTCCCGGGCGCGAGCCCGTTCACGGCCGCCGCGAGGAGGAGGACGATCTGCCCCGTGATCGCGTGGAGGTCGATCGCGGGCTGCGCGAGGAGGAGATCCTGCGCCTGGTTCGGGTCGCCTTGCACCACGTCTGTCTCGGGCACGCGAAGGTCGGATCCGCGGACGAACACGAGGGACGAGGAGCCGCCCGCGACCTCGATCGAGACCGTGGCCCCGTGATACCCGAGGAGCCGGATCGTGCCCTTCTCTGGCGCCGTAGCCCCCGTTTCGAGGCGCATGTCCCGGGAGGCGATCACGGGGAGGCTGTCCGAGGCACGCGCGCAGATGGCCTCCGCGGCGCCGTCGTCGTCCGGATCGAGCGGACGCGAGGAGATGCCGAGGGCGCCGAACATGGGGGCCCGCGTGTCGCTCTCGCCCTCGTCGGAGACCTCGACGTTCGCGAGGACAACGCCCGTGGTGCCCGTCTCCGTCGTCTGGATCGTCGCCGCGGTGAGCGAGCGATCGAATGCGCTTTCACCCTTTGCCATCGTGGAGCCTCACGGGTTCGCGTTCACGGGATCGATCAAGCCCTTCTGGAGGAGCGTCACGGACGTCATGGGCCCATCGTCGGGGCCGAAGGACTTCCGCACGCCGGTCACGAGGAACACGCCCCGCAACGGCGTCCCCTCGTGTCGTTCCGCGTCCACGTCCACGGTGGTGTTCACGGCGTATGGCGTGGCGCGCGCGCCGTCCCAGAAGGTCCACCCGTAGAGCTCTACCTCCCACGCGGCCTTGCGCCGGCTGCGCGCGGCAAGCTCTCGACGGGCCTGCGCGTTCGCGCGCCCAAGGTCCTTGGCGCCCTCGACGGCGAGGATCACGCGCCGGTCGAAGTGTCCGCTCGACGCCGCCTCGATCGCGAGGTCGTAGTCGACAGCGACGCCGCGGAACGGAGCACGGAGCACGTCCTTCCCGACGCCGGTCCCGCCGTACACCCACAGCTCCCCGGGGACCTCTGCCCAGTCCCGCAGCGCCCGCGCGCTCTTGTACGTGCATACGCCCGCACGGCGCTCGAACCGGTAGATCGGATCCTGCGTGTCGTCGGGGATGCCGATCACGATGCGCCCGTCTCCGCCCTCCCACTGCATGAGGTGATGCCGTTCGAGGTGCCGCTTCGCGCAGTCGTATGTGGTCTCCGTCGGCTGCACCTTCGCCTTGTCCGCGGGCAGCGCGTCGAGGTCGATCGGGTCGCGCGCGCCCTTCTTCTTGCCCGTGATCAGGTCGCGATCGGTGTCCGCGGCGAAAACGAAGTCGCTCTCGACGAAGCCGTGCTTCGCATAGAGCGCGAGCAGGAACTTCTTGATGCTCGTGTCCGCGGCCCGCACGGAACTGTCCGCGCTCCCGATCCGAGCGTCCGCGAGGCGCGTTCGGAGGACGATCTGGATCATGGATCCTTCGTCGGCGCCCTCTGGCAGTTCGTTGCACTCCGCGCGGCCGGTGAACTGGAGGATCCCGTTGCAGTAGACCCGGAACTCGCGGCCAGGCGAGAGCAGCGGCGCGAGGCTCCTCCACGCGCGATCGTCCGCGACGGTGAACCAGCACTGCGCGTCGCCGAAGACGTCCGTGGAGAGCTCCAGGCGCTGGAACTTGTCGAAGCGGCCGCGGTCGCCTTCGATCCAGATCTGGTCCTTGGGTCGTCGCATCAGGCCGCCTTCGTGAGGATCTTGGTCCCGGGTGGGATCGAGAGAAGCGACGGGAGGCGCGCGTTCATCCGGATCAGATCCTCGACGGGTTGCCCGAGTTTTTGCGCGACCTCGTAGATCGAGACGGTGCGCGCGAACGCGCGCGCCTGTGTTGTGCTCACGCCATAGATCGCGGTGCGATGCGCAGCGGCGACGCCTTGCAGCTTCTTCAGGAGGCGACACGCGAGCCCTGCATCTCCGGGCACGAGAGGCGCGAACGCAAGCGCGTTTGCTCTGTCTTGCACCTTGGATCCGATGCTCTCGACCCGCTCACACGCTGCTTGTAGACGATCGGCGCGATCCTGGATCTCCGCCGCGCTGTCGAAGGGGCTCTGAGCGGCGGCCTCCAGCTCGGCCGCGAACCGCTCCACGGCGTCCACAAAGTCCCCGCCGAGCCCGATCGTTTCGGCAGCGGCGAGGAACTGACGCGCGACGACAGGGCCCGCGCTCTTCGCGCTCGGGAGCACGAACGAGTCCGCGGTCGGGCGCTCGTCCTCGCGGTCCTCCAGACACAGGAGCGTGACGACCTCGGCGTTCCGCATCATCGCGGTCTGTTCGGACGCGAGGCGCTTGATCTTGACGCGCTTCTCTCCGCGACCTGGGAAGTAGGTCGTCACCGTGTCGCCGTTGTCGACCGCGGCGAGAAACTTCTCATGGTAATCGGGATAGGTCGGGGTCGGGATCTCCGCGCGTCCGTGCCCGTCGGCGAAGAGGATCCGCAGGTTGTAGACCTTCGGGTTCGCGCCTTGGTCGTCGAGCGGCGCGCCGTCCACGCCGGGGCGCTTCTGCTCGACGATGCGGCGTTCCACCTCGACGCTCGCGGTCGTCGCGAGGAGCCAGTATTGCTGCCCGTTCGCGGTGGTGATCCGTGCGGGTCCGAACAGCTCGAAGATGTCGGGCATGCGGGGAGTCTACCGCCCGCAATGAGGACATGCGGCGGGAGGTGACGGGGGAGGAGGCGCCGGCTTCGGGACGACCGTGACGGATGCCCCGAACGCGCTCAGGGTGAGCGATTGGACGCGCGCCACTGCTTCTCCAGACGTGTCGGCGAGCGTGTCCGTGATCTTGGCGAGCCAGCGTTTCACGGACCCGAGGAGGTTCGTCGTCATGCCCTTTTCTATCGCGGCGTCCACCCGGGCGGGAGCGAAGTCGCCGCGCCGCTCGGGGCGCCAGCGGAACCGCCGATCTGGTCCGGGTTCGTCACGCGCACGCGAAGCTCCTTCGACGAGATCGAGGTCCCGAGCATCTGCGCGAGGAGCTGCGGGTCGTACGTAGGAGCCGCGCCGGCGCTTGCTGCAGGGGCTGCTGCCGCGGCCGTGGTCGTGCCCGGAGGCGCTGCTGTCCCGTGGCTCTCCTTCCCCGAGAAGCCGCCGGCGAACGGGTCGACGAAGGACACGGGGGCGTTCGGCATCTCCGAGGTCGTCATCACCTTCCCCGTGGCCGGGTCGATCCGCTCGCCGCGCGCGTTGTACACGGGACCCGCGCCGAACTTCTCCGCGAGCGGCCCGGTCACCTTCTGGTTCCGCGCGCTGCGCGCCTTCAGGCGACGGGCTTCGAGCGCGTCTCGCTCGTCCTGGTTCGCGCTCATCGCCGCGATCTCCGCGTCGGTCAGGTCCGCATCGGGGTTGAATTCGATCCCGGTCTGCGCCTCCAGTGCGCCCGCGACGGTGTGCTTTGTGACCCCCGCGCTTCCGTAGAGTTGCTTCCCGCTCTGGTCGTGTCCCGTGATCGCTGCCGCCGCATCCTTCGCTTCGGCCGAGCGCTTCTCCTGCTGCCGCTTCGCATCTGCCATCGCGGCCACGAGCATGATCGCGATCCCGGCCCCGAGCGCGAGACCGATCGGGCCCATGAGCGGGCCGAGAGCCGTCGCGAAGGGGCCCGCGCCGCCCGCGAGTGCCTGCGTCAGTCCGGGAGCTGCTGCCGCTGCACCGCTCTTGAACGCACCAGAGATCAGCGTTTCGAGCGCGCCCTTCGCGAACGTCGCGCCGATCGCCACGCCTCCCGCGGCGAGCGGGTTGTCGAGGACCATCTCGACGATCTTCGCGATCCCGTCCGCGAGCGCGGGGAGCTTGTCGATGATCTTCCCGAGCGCGGCCTGCATCTTCTCGCTTTGGAACGCCTGCCGGAGCCTCTCCGTCGCGGTCGCGATCTTCTGCGGGGACTCGTTCATCTGTGCGGCGGCTTCCTTCTGGATGTCGCCCCACGCGACGGTGCTCTTGCTCGCGCTCGTGAGCGCATCATGCAGCGCCGCTGTCGCCGCCGCCTGCTTCGTCTTCGCGTCGCCGGCCGTCGCGCTCAGCGCTTCGCCGTACGTTTTGCCCATGTCGACCAGGAGCTTCAACGTCTCGCCTCCGAAGGCCTTTTCAAGCTGCGACTTCTGCCCCTTCGTCGCGCGCATGATCGCCTCGATCTGCTGCGTGGCGTTGCCCCCGAGATCCTTCTGGGAGATGCCGAGCGAGGCGCCGATCTTCGAGCGTGCGCTCGTGTTCGAGAGGTTTTCGAGGAGCACGCCGACGGCGGAGAGGCCCTTGCGAAAGGAACCGTTCGCGTTGTCGGCCATGTTCAGGAGGCCCGCGATCTGGCCGAGGCCTTCCCGCCCTTCGAGGCCTGCGCTCTTCGCGAACGCGCCGATCATGCCGAGCTTCTCCGCCATGTCCTCGAACTGGATCCCGCCCTTCTCGCTGAGCCCCACGATGTCCGCGAGCGCATCGGGAAGCTCAGCCGCGGAGATCCCAAACTTCTCGTTCAACGTGCCGGCGATCCCCGCCATCGATTCAAGGCTCTTGTGCGCACCCCGCGCGGCCTGGCTCACGGTGTCGATCGATTGCTGCGCGAAGTCGATCGAGCCCGTCTCGCCGCGGATCGACTGGAACGCATCCACGATTTTCATGCTGTCTTGAGCCCACGCGAGCGCGCTCTCTCTCGCCTGCTTCTGCGCCGCCGTCGCGTCTCTGGCCGTTCCGCCAGCGAAGCGGATCCCAGCGCTGAGGGCGCCCATCTTCGAGTTTGCTTCGAGCGCGCCCTTCACCATGTCGGCGAACCCGATGCCACCGAGGAGCCCGCCGATCGTGCCGGCCATGCTCTTCACGCTCGACAGGAGCCCCTTCACCGCGTCGGTCCCGCCCTTCATCCCCTCGGAGAACGCGGACGACAGCGAGCCCTTCATGTCGGAGGCCGCGCGCTTCGTCTCGTCCTTCAGCTCGCGAATCCCGCTCTTCGCCCCGTCGTTCTTGAAGGTGACTTTGATCTGGGAGGTCTTGTCAGCCATGGCGAGAGATCTTGTCCGCTTTCTCGACGGCCTCGGCGACTTTTTGCCAGTCGACCGAGGAGGACCAGATCATCTTGATCTCTTCGTCCGTGACTGTCCCCGCGTCGAGCGCCTCTACGAGCCAGAGGAGGATCTGGGCATCTGTGAAAGCATCGCTGCCTCGGCCGCTCTTCTGATGAAGTCGTTCAGCGAATCGGTGCCGAGCGCGAATAAAGGGGTGACGTTCTTCGTGCGCGCGACCTCCGACGCGAGACGCCAGAACTGTTTCTCCGTGATCGACCCGAGACGAGGCGCGAAGATGCGCGCGACCGTCTCCACCCGCTCCCAGATGTCGCGCACGCTCGGGCCGTCGAAGGTGCTGACGAAGATGTCGAGCAAGAAGGCCTGGATGTGCGGCGGCTCTGCTCTGCGAAGCACGCGGCAAAGCGTGCCGCATCGTTCGAGGTGCCCGAAGTAGCCGTCGTCGCCGACGAGCTCGCGGGCCCTTGCCGGCGTCTTGCACGCGGGATCGGAGAACTTCTTCGCGACCCATCCGACGGCGGCGATCGTGCCGCTTACGTGGTCGTCGTCGCGTGGGATCTTGAACAGGACGGGGAACTCTTTGACCGTGCCGCGCGCGTCACGAAAGCGCATCGCGTCGGGGAAGAGGAGCGTCGGGATCGGGTGATCCGGCTCCTGGATCTCGATGGCCTTCAGGTCCTCCGCGGAGCGGCCTGCGAGCCATTCGAGCGCGTCTTCGTCGGGTTGGATGGGGAGCGATGTCGTCTGTGGTGTCGTCATGCGCGCAGCTTACACGCGCGCAGCTACGACTTCACCACACGGCCCTTCGCGTTGCAGTTCACCTTGCACACGTCGCCGAGGTTCTGCGAAATCGTCGCCTTCGCGGCGATCGTCTTGAAGTTCCGCTGCACGCCGCCCGGGAAGAGGAACCCGAGATCAAGCGGCAGCGACTCGGTGACGGCGTTGATCATGTCGATCTCGGTGCCGCGGTTGTCCACGTACATGTCCCAGGAAATGTCCGCAGTCACCATGCCTGTGACCGGGGTTCCGTTCTTGTCGGAGAGCGTGGCCTCCAGCTTCGTCGCGTTGTCCACGGCGATGCTCACGTTGTTCGCCTGCACGAGCGCGGAGCTGTTCAAGTTGAGCTGCCCCGTCGGATAGAACTCTCTTTCACCTGTGAAAGCCATCTGGGTCCTCCTTACGCCTGCACGATCACGATCGAGTGCTTCGCGAACACCGGCACGATCCGCAGGGGAAGGAACGTGTCGAGCTGCGTTTCGTCGGCGTCATCCACCTGGATCACGATCGACTCGTCCTCGATCGCGGTGTCGAGCGCGGTCTCGCTCACGACGCCGGCAGAACACCACCGCGAGCGAATGCGTCCGATGATGAACGCCTTCGCCGCCGCCTCGGTGACGACATTCGGCGGGATCGGCGTCGAGCCCTGGGGAAGCTCCCGCGCGAGCTTCTTGTTCTTCCACACGCGCTGCGTCTCCACGCGCAGATCGGCGGCGACAGCGAGCGCGCCGAAGGGCTTCCCGATGTCGAGCACGCGGTCGTCCGGGTTGCCGTCCGTGTCCTCGAAGTAGCACGTGATCGGGCGCTCGAAGCGGGGCTCCTTCTGCGCGTTGTAAGAGACGTAGCTCGCGCCGCTCGTGAGCATGTCTTCGCACTCCGCGGCGGTGAGCGCGTCGCCGTCAATGTCCGGCGTCCCGTAGAGCGTCGCGCGAAACTCGGTGTGGATGAAGTTGTGATTCGGGTCCGTGCGGATCTCGCGGCCGTACGCGCCGACGATCGCGCCTGTCCACTCGCACGGGAGCGACAGCGCGCCGCGCGCGAGGTGATGCGAGAAGAACTCGAAGCCGTGCTGGTTCGCCATCGCTTTCGCGTTCGTCGTGGTGTCCGTGCATGCGCTGTGCGCCGTCTGGAGGAGGGCGCCGATCCCGTTGTTGTACGTCGAGATGTGCGTCTTGATTCGGCCCATCGTCGAGGTGGCGCTCGCTGCCGCTGCGTCCGTGTTGCTGATCGCGGGAGCGATGAGGCGATATTCCCGCGCGACGATCAGCGCGAGAGCGTTCACAACCGCGGGGGTTGTGGTGCCGCCCGTCGCGTTCGTCCGGGTCGTCGGGGTGATGTCGCCGCCCGTGCCGCCGTCCTTCAGCCGGGCTTTGTAGATCACGTCATTCCCGGCGAGACCCTTGCTCTTGAACGTGAGCGTGACGGCCGGCGCGGTGCCGCCCGCGTTCGAGGCCACGATCGGCAGGTCCCGGGTCAGCTTGTTGATCTCGCTCACCGCGCGGGTCGCCGCTTCGATGTCGGTTTCGCCAGCAAACCAATCCACGTCGATCAGTCGGCCGCAGATCTCGATCTCGGCGACGCGCGCCACCGTGACCGGGGTGGCGTCGTCGAAGGTGATCGTCCCCGTGGCCGTGTTGCCGGAAGCTGCCGCGAGCGCGATGAGGTCAACCGCGGCGGTGGGGTGCTCGACGAAGAGCGCCTTCGCGAGGAGATGTCCGAGCGAGCCAGGGCCGAGCAGCGCCGCAACGGCGTCCGCGTTCGCGAGATTTTCGTAAACCACGGTGTCCACGGTCGCGGTTCCCGTCCCGCCCGTCGCGTTCTTCGGCGACAGGATGAGATAACGGATCTCCGCGCCCGCGTTCGATGCGGTTCCCGTCTTCAGGTTCACGAGGAGCCCGATGCCGGGACGCTTCGTCGTCGGGTCGATCGCGGTCACGAGCCCCACAAGGGGCACGAGCCCGAGCGGAGCAAGCCCAAGCGCCACGTGACGCGGGCCGAAGACGAACAGGCCCACGATGACGATCGCGAGGCCAGCGGCCACGAGGGCCCACGTTTTCTTGATCACGACACACCTCCAGCGGGCTCTTTCGCTGCCCGCGCTTCTTCCTCTTTGGCCTTCTTCCAGGCCTCTTTCCGTTCTTTGGTCTGTGCTTCCCACTCCGAGCGCTCGTGTTCCACGAGGTCCTTGTCGCGCACGTTGCGGGCGTAGATCCTCCCGAAGCGTTCCCACTCGGTCTCCGTGATCGCGTGGATCGTCGTCGTGTCGAAGACGAGCTTTCCGTCCTCGCGCCGTCCGCCGAAGAGCGAGGCGGGGCGTTCGCGCCCGGTTGCGTCCAGCGCGAACCGGGTCACGGGGGCATCGCGCGCGAGGCGCAGGAAACGGGTGAAGTTTTCGGGGGGCTGTTCGGGCATGCCCGCGAGCGTAGCGCAAGCCGCGGGCTACTCGTGCTCCACGGTGATGTCGACCTCGGTCTTGGCCTCCAGCGCGCCCTCCGCGGGAGCTGCGATCTGGATCTGTGTGGTCTGCCAGTCCGCCCACGAAACCCCGTCGTCCTCGCGAACGTCCTCCCGTGGGAGCGCGTGGTGCGTGGTGACTCCGAGCGAGAAAACGTGCGCGTTTGGCGCGGACGCTTCGCGGACTTCCTCCGCGGTCTCGACGGGCGGGCCGGAAAACACCTCGCCGTCCACGTCCGCGAGTCCCTGGAGACGGCCCTCGATCGCGTCGAGAAGCATCTCCGCCTCCTCCACGCGCTCGTCGTCGCCGTCGTACCTGGCCGAGACCACGAAGATCCGGAACTGGTGAGACCGAAGCGCGGAGTGAATGTTCGGGAGCTCGTCCACCCGGCTCCCGGTTCTGGCGATGCAGACCGCCGGGAAGCCCTCCCCGCGCGCCTCCCAGAACACCTTCGCCGTCTCGCCCTTCGCGATCGCCTCGTAGGGCACCACGCGAGCGCACGTGCCAGGCCCAGACGCGGCGACGCCGCCGGAGATGCCGCCGGTTGCCACCACACCGCGAGGCTCGAGATCGGAGGCGTACGGTTGCCACAGGATGACCGTGCCCGCGGGGAGGTTGCCACTCGGACCTCCGCACACGGCGCGCACGCCGACGGCGCTTCCTGCGCCCGTGACGGGCCACGCCTGCGGGACCCATTGCCCCGTCACGTTTCGCCCGTACCCGTTCGGAACGACGCGGAGCATGCGTGCGTACGTGGCCTTCCCGCCGATGATCGGGACCCCGTAGGTGCCGGGCGGGATCGTGGTGTCCGCGCCGGTCGCCGTCGCGGTGACGTTGCCCGTTGCGCGCGTGCCCGCGAGCGAACCGAGGGCGGTGAGGAGCGCGCGCTTCGTGAGGATGCGCTGCCAGACGATCGAAGACATGCGCGGAGCTTACCTGTCGCCGGCTACGTATTCCGCGACCATCTCAGCGATCTCGTCCTCGGCCACGTCCCACACGTCGAAGGGGTTGCGGAGCGGGATCACGGACCGCGCGGCGTCGCTCGTGTGGAACACGGCATAAGAAACGTCGGTCGTCGCCGCCGCGAAGTCGGGCCCGTGTTCGGCCCGAATCGAGGCCGCGAAGCGCCCTGTGTCCTTCAAGATCTGCGCGCTCGAACCTCGACGCTTTCGCAGCGTGCTCGGCGCGAGAGGGGCCCAACGCCCGCGGCCGGCGCTCTCAAATTCCTCGTTCACGAACCCGACGAGAGCCTCTGCGATCGCGGGGGTCACACCGGAAAGATCCGAGGCTCTGCGCCCGAGGCGCGCCAGTTCGCGATCGATCTCACTCACGTCAATCTCGAAGCTCACTTCAGAACCCCCGCGGTCGGCCGCACGAGTCGGTCAGATACGAACGAACGCCACCGTCGCTTCCGCGAGGACGCAGCAGCGCAGAGCGGCCCGCGGCCGTGGTCTCCGCGCTCGTCCTCTTCGCGCCGCGACTTTTTTCCCGCAGCGCATCGCGCGCCACGCGAGCATCGGGCGAGAAGCAGCATTTCCCGTCTGGAAGTCGGAACTGTTCCCGGCCCATCGCCAGGGTCTCGCGCGCGATCATTGCGATCGAGTGACGCACGAGCGGGTCATTCTCCGCGAGCGCCTGGATCCGCTCGTTCGTCTCGAACCCGGAGAGGAGAAGCCCGTACGCCTCCTCGCTCGCAACGTCGATCCCGTACGTCACGCGCGCCGCGATCGGTGCGCCCGTGTTGTCGTCCCCTGCGAGTTGTCGGAGTTGTTCGTCGGCGCCGGGGCCGATCGCGAGCTTCAGATCGTCTTCGGAGATGAGGGCAGCGGCCATGCGGAGGAGGATAGCCGGGTCACGCGATCGCGACGATGTCGCCGGTCGCGGTGAGCGCCGCGAGGTCCGCGAGGCTCTTCTCGTCGTCGAGGCCTTCCCGATCGAACTCCGTGCCAATCGCTGGCGCAGCGCCGATCCGCTTCGCGAGCATCGAGGCGCGCGCGAGCATCACGAACGTGGTCGTCTTGAAGCGCTTCGCCATGTCGAGCGGGATTTTCCCGGCGCGCAGCTTCTCCGCTCGCGCGAGCACGTCCTCGGGCATGTCCGTGTCGAACACTTGCACGGTCCCGAGGAGCTTCGGATCGCCGCGGCTTTCGCGGGCGCGCTTGCGCTCTGCCTCGCGCGCGGCGCGGTGCTTCTCCTCGAACTCGTAGGCCTCGATCGCGTGCTCGAGCTCGGCGATGCGGGCCTCGGCAAGTTGAAGTTTGGAGAGGGGCTTGGGTGCTTCTGTCGTCGTTGTCGTCGGTTCAGGCATGCCTGAAGGCTACCCCGCCGACGGGGAGAATGTCACGAAACGCCGGAGATGAAGGCCCCGACGTCGTTCGCGGTGAACACCTGGTACTCGGACAGATCGACGATCATCATCTGCCCGCCGGAGCCGATGAGCGGGACCGGGATCATGCGCACGCGCCAGCCGTTGTTCGTGGGGACGCCTTCGGGCGCACCTGCGGGGAGGCTGCCGGCGCTGCCGTCCGTGGGGTTCTTCAGCCGGAAGTTGACCGCCGTGCAGACCTCCGCGTTCGGGGGCATCGAGCTCGCGTGGTGGAACCCGAGCACGATGTCGTTCGACCAGAACCTGGTCGGAGCGGTGGCCGGATCGGTCGTCGCGCGCACGTCATGCACGAGGATCTTCCCGACCATGGGCACATCGAACTCGTAGGGGTTCTGCCGCTGCGGATCGCTCGCCGCCGCGTAGGCGTCGCGCAACATGCCCGCCGTGTTCCCCTGCGGGTTGAACGCCTTGTAGTGGTCGACCGTCTTGGGGTGCGTCGTGAACCAATCGAATTGCACGAGGTTCATCGCGAAGAAGGTGATGTCTTCGAGGGACGCCGCGCGCGCTGTCTTGAGGTCACGGATCGGATCGCTGTCCGCGCCCTCCGAGCCCTGCGGCCCCCAGTTGTACGTCGCGCCGAGCGCCTGCCGAACGGCGGAGGCCCAGTTCGTGTTCGTCATGTAGAGCGAGCCCGAAGAGAAGGCCGTGTACTCGCGCCACAGCATGATCTTCGTCCACAGGTTGCGCGCTGCCGCCGTGAGGTAGGGGAAGTCGGCCTGCTGTTCGGCGCGGTACGGAATGAAGGTCCCCATGCGGAGATCCTCGGTCTTGTAGGTGTTCGTCGAAGACGTGAACTGCGTGGTTGGCGCAGCGGACAGCTCGGAGGCTCGCGCGTCTTGCACAAGATACGTGCTCGCCGCGTTGAACTTCCGGGCCACGAACTGCGTGAAGTCGACCGGCTGCGTCTGCACGAGCTGATCGAGGAGGAACCGCTTGTTTTTGTACTGCGCGAGATACCCGGCGATCGGGAGCGCGGTGTGGACGTCCGTCGGCGCGTGCGGGCTGCCGGCGAACATCATCGGACCCGCGGCCGGGCGTCCTCCCGCCATGGGCAGGAAGGTACCGGTCGACAGGTTCATGATGCCGGCGCCGCCCTGATCGAACTCGATCCAGTCGCCGGCGCGCGCCATCGCGACGCCGTTCGCCGCGACGATGGGCTCGCTCAGGCAGATCGCGCCGGGTTTGGGAGGGGCGTTCAGGTTCACGAGATGGTTGGGAGGGCTCACGGGTTCTTGGTCCTTTCTGGGCGGTGAGCCCGGATCACGCGCCTTGTCCGATGCCACCAGCACCGATCAAGATCTCGACGAGGGCGCCGTCACCGCTCGACACGGTGAGGGCGAGACCGAAGACGGACTGGTTCACGCCCGCTCCGGCGTCCCAGATCGCCATCTTGCCGGCGGTGTCGACGTAGACGCGCACGCCCGCGGCCAGCGCCGTTGCGTCCCACGCCTCGGCAGCGGTGGCGATCGCGACGCCCGCATATTGGACGTCGCCGCGCTCGGTGTCCGAGATGTCCTTCGCGGTGACGCCGAAGCACGGGGAGGTGACGCCGCTCGGGAGCGCGATCGCGGTGGGGCTTCCGCGCACGCCGAGATAGGCGGAGATGGTGCTGCCCGTGCCGTTGTACCCTTCGATGTAGCGGGCGTCACGGGCTCTTGCTGCGATGCTCATGGTCCTGGTTCTCCTTGGTTCTCAGTGGTTCCGGATCACGACGCCCGCAGCAGCGAGGGCGGCATGGGGCCGAGCCCGGTGAAGATCTGGTTCGTGCGGGCCCACGCCCGATCGTACGTCGCGCCCGCCACCTTCCCACCGAACTCG